CTGGCTGTACCAGGGAACGGCCATTCACGCGGCCTGTGAGGCACGAGAACGGTCTGGCGGGACCATGACCCTAGAGGAAGCTCAAACGGTCTTCAGAGAGGTCTACAGCCGCGATACGAACGCGGCCTGCGACGTGACACCGAACATGGAGTGGTGGTCTGCGTCGGGCCCGTACCGCGGCAAGCAAGACATCGCTCGCCGGTACGGCCTCGGGCTGGATCAGGTCGAGAGGTATTACCGGTGGCGGGAGGCTCACCCGGAGGAGGAGATATGGGTCGCCCCTGACGGCCAGCTCGCGGTCGAGCTGGAGTTCGACGTCGATCTAGACGGCGTCCGCGTCGTCGGGTATATCGACGCGGTCGTCTTGGTGGACGGCGAGCCGAGGGTTCGCGACGTCAAGACCGGGAACAATCCCGGAGACGATTTCCAGCTAGGGACGTACAAGGCCGCTATCGAGAAGAAGTACGGGGTCGTCATACCGACCGGCGATTACTGGATGGGCCGTCCGGGGAAACCGACGTACCCGTTCGATCTGACGGACTGGACGGTCGCCGCGGTGGCTGCGGAGTTCAAGGCGTTGGACGAGAACGTCCGGGCGGGTCGGTTCGACCCGGACCCGGAGCCGGATAAGTGCCGGTTCTGCGACGTCAGCTACTGGTGTCGGTATTCTATGAGCTGACACTGGACAGAGAACAGAGAGAGGATTGAGAGATGATGAAGGTACTAGCTGCCGCGGTGTTGGCCGCGGCGTCGGTCGGGTTCGCGGCGCCGGCGTCGGCGTCGCCGACGTGTTATGACCCGCTGCTGTGCCAGGACCCCGGCGGGGTGTACTTCTGCCCGGACACCGGGCAGTTCGTGTCGGTCTACGGGTCGTGCCCGTCTATGGTGACCGGTCCGTATCAGCCCGGAGGTCTTCAGCCGGGGGGAGGTATCGGACGATGACCGAACTGTTGGAGTACCGGCGAGGAGTCGACTATTCGCCGGAGGCTACACACTGGTTCGTCAAGCTGGGGCCGATTCCGGACACACCGGAATGGCACAGAGACATCTATCGGTTCTCGTCCTACCCGTTCCCGTCGGAGGAGGCCGCGAGGCGGTTCGCCGAAGGGGAGATCGGCCGGAATCCCGGCCGAGACGTGGCCATCCGGTTCCCGGATGGTCGCGTGTTCCGATACTTTACACAGAACGGAGGCATCGATGAGTAAGGCATGGGCGGCTGTTGCCGGTGCGGCCGCGATCGGCGCGGCGCTGTCGTTCGGGTTCGTCTACGGAGCGTTGGCGACGATCCTGTCCGAAGACACCACCGAGGAGGTTTGATGGCCAAGTCAGACGAGTACGGCCAGGACAACCCGCGGCCGTGGGACCCGAATCACTGGTCGCTGACGGTGAAGGGCGCCCCGCATGAGACCGCGGCGGTGCTGCGGATGCAGCGCGCCGGTCATCCGGCGTCGAAGATCATGCAGGTGGCGAAGATCAAAGGTATCAGTCTGGTGCAGCGTCTGCAGTCGGCGATGACCGACGAGAACGTCGCCCACCGACGGGGCATCCCGGTGCATGACGCGAGGGTGCCCAAGGGGACGGTCTGATGCTGACACCTCAGCAGTCGCTGTGGGTGATGGGATCGGCCGGTGACCCGTTGCCGGCGCCGTTCCCGTCGCTGGCCGAGAGGGGATCTCGGCTCCTGCGAGGGCAGCTCTGTTTGGTGTGTGCCGGTCCGGGGACCGGGAAATCGGCGTTCGTCCTGACGTACGCGCTGCGGGCGAAGGTACCGACGCTGTATTTCTCGGCGGACTCCGATCCGTTCACCCAGTTGTCCCGGTCGGTGTCGATCCTGACCGGCTGGACGATGGAGAGATCGTCGGCCGCGGTCAGGGACGGCGACCTGTCGGGTGCCGAGAGTGTGTTCTCGGATGTTCCGATCCGGTTCAATTACAGCGCCTCTCCTTCGCTCGATCAGATCGAGTTATCGATGCTGTCGTACGAGGAGGTGTACGGGGATTACCCGGCGCTGGTCGTGGTGGACAACGTCACCAACGTCCGGGCCGGGTCGGACGACGATGACCCGTTCGCGGGTCTGGAGTCGTTGATGGAATATCTCCACGAGATGGCCCGGATGACGTCGGCGTGTGTCGTCGGTCTTCACCACGTGACCGGCGGTTACAACGACGCGAACAAACCGATCCCGCTTAGCGGGGTTAAAGGGCAGATCACTCGTGTCCCGGAGATGGTGCTGACGTTGCACCGTGTCCGGGAAGAGTTCGGGCCCGACACGTTGAACGTGTCGACGGTGAAGAACCGGGCCGGGAAACAGGACCCGTCCGGTCAGGACTTCGTTGGCCTCCGTTTCGACGGGGACACGATGTCGATCAAAGAGTTCGGTCAGTAATGAGTTAAGAGAGGGATAGATGATCGGCTGGAAGATGGAGGAGTATCCGTCGTCGCTGGATTTCACGCAGTCGTATATGGAGCAGGTGCATCACCCGGATCTGCTGCTGCAGATGGCGGTAGAGGAATTGAAAGGTGTCGAGTTCGACACCTTGGTCGGCACCGGCCTGTCGGGGACGATCGCGGTGGTCCAGTTGGCCAGGCAGTTGGGGAAGCACTACCTCGTCGTTCGTAAACCGAACGACGGTAGCCATTCGTATCAGGATGTCGAGGGTGTCCTGGGCAAGAGATGGCTGTTCGTTGATGACCTGATCTCGTCGGGGTCGACGCTCAGCCGAGTCTATTGGACGGTCTCGAAAATCTCGCACTACCACGAGTTCCCGACCGAGTTCGTCGGGGTGTTCCTGTACGCCAACGGTCCTGTCGGGTTCTTACCGCTGGAAGACGGCCGGGTGAACCGGGCTATTAACCCGGAGCAATACTTGACAACGAACGTATAAGGAGGACAGTTACATGAAGCCGGTTAAGAAGATGAACCTGCTGCACCAGCAGATCCTGGGCGATCTGCTGGCGAACAAGTCGACCACCCGAGTCGAGGAGCGGGTGAAGAAGTCGGGACGGACGTACAAGACGCACGAGGTTGTCGTGGAGACTTCGCGTCTGGCGGGGAACGTCTCGGAGGTCAACATCGATCGTGCCGCACGGCGGTGGTCGCCGTGAACACGCACGATCTGACGACGTTGCATTGGGACTACCAGATGTTCCGAACCAATCACATCGTCTTCTTCGACCCCGTCTCCGGACGGTTCGTCCGGGAGGTCGACGGGATCGAGGAGTTCATCGAATGAAATGGGGTGTGAGGTACCAGATCTCGGGCGTGCATGAGTGTCCGTTCGGGAAGAAGCAAGCAGAGATGATCTGGAATATGGCGGTCCTCAACGGGGTTGAGGCCGAGATCGTCTTGAACATCGACGGAGTGTGGCGAGGAGTAGGAACGTGAAGATCAAGTTTCACGTGTTCGGCTACGAAGTAGCGAACATCGAACTGGACATCCCGGAGCCGGAACCGCAGACGGTTGCGGCGACGGCGGTGGAGCGAGGGGTCAAGGGTATCTCTCGTCTCTGGGTCCATCTGATGAGTAAGTAGGAGACGACGATGAGTGACGACATCATCGACCGCGCCAAACAGGCACTCGACGGGGTAGACCCGTATACGCCGTGGGATGTGGAGCAGTACACGAACGGCACATTCGGCGTTTACGCGGCGGATTCACTGCACGCCCGAGTCTTGAACGGTCGTACCGCCCACTTCATCGCCGCCGCCCGCTCCCTGGTGCCCGAGCTGGCCGACGAGATCATAAACCTCCGCGCCGAACGCGACCAGTGGAAAGCCCTCTGGCGAGACTCCGTTGCCGAAGCAGCCGCAGCCATCGAAGAACGCGACAAAGCCGCCGCCGCATCTGAGCCCCGCCGCATTGAGACGGTCGAAGAACTCGACGCGCTACCGGTTCGCACAGTGTTGCGCGGACACCGAGGGGAAGTATTCGATCTATGGATGGACTCACACGAAAAGCCCTGCTGGGTCATGGCCGGAGGAGTGCAGGCTCCCACCGCATTCGACCTTCCCGCCACCGTTCTCTACACCCCGGAGGTGGGCGATGAGTGACCCGTCCGAGAAGAATGGCTGACAAACGCACACCGAGCCACCGTAGCCAAGACAGGTCACACAACAGGAAACGGTGCAAAACTTGCGTCGAGCAAGGGCTAGTCAACAAACGACCAGCGCCTCATCCGGGTCCACGGTGTACGACTCATCACCGGGAGTTCCGGGCGCTACGCCGTTCTAACTCGTGGGAGACCAGGTTGGTGAATACCTACGGGATCACCGCCGAAGAGTACTGGTCGATCTACGAGTTCCAAGGCGGGGTCTGCTACATCTGCCGACGAGCCAACGGTAAGCGTAAACGGCTCTCTGTGGATCACTGCCACACGACGGGTATCGTCCGGGGACTTCTTTGTTCGAAGTGTAACAAAGACGTCCTGGGGCATCTCAGGGACGATCCCGAGGCGTTGTACCGGGCGGCGGAGTATCTGAACGGACCGCCGGCTGTGTCTGCTGTCGGCGTGCGGATCGCACTGATTCACGAGGAGTGAAACTTGACAACGAACGGTCGGAAGACCGTTCGCTAGAGGGAACGTCTTCGACGGTCCCGACCGAACAGGAGGAGCTATGCGTATAACGAAGGTCTCGTCGATCTCCGGCAAGACTCACGTCCGGGACATCCCGGTCACCCAGGATCAGTTCAGCCGCCGGTTCGGAGGCGCCCCTATCCAGGTCGCGATGAGCAACCTGAGTCCGGGCGAACGGGAGTTCATCAAGACCGGGATCACCCCGGAGGAGTGGGAGGAGCTTCTTGGGTGATTACCGAGGTCATTCACCGGTACCACCCGGAGTGGGTTCCGCCGGCCGGGACAGCGGAATGGCTGTCCTGCCGGTGCCCGTTCCACGGCGACGACACGCCGTCGGCGTCGGTGTCGTACCGGCACAACGCGTTCAAGTGTTTCGCGTGCCCGGTCAAGGGCGACGCGATCTCGCTGATCCGACAACAGGAGGAGGTGAGCTTTGCAGAGGCTGTCCGAATCGCAGAAGCGATCGCTCCGGGAGGCCACGTCCCGGTATCACCAAAGCATCGAAGGCAGTCCCGCCGAAGCGCATTTAGAGAGCCGGGGGCTGTTCCCGTCGAACGAGAAGGTCGGCCGGTTCCGTCTCGGGTACGTGGCCGACCCGCTCCCTGGGCATGATGCGTTCGCCGGGTTCCTGGCGATCCCGTACCTGCGGTGGTCGCAGGAGTTCGGTTGGACCGTGGTGTCTATCCGGTTCCGGTGCATCGAGGACCACGACCACAAGGGACACGGGAAGTACATGACCCAGCCGGGGGATCGTCCCCGGCTGTTCAACACGAAGGCTCTTCTGGAGCCCAGCCCGGTGATAGCCATCACCGAGGGGGAGCTGGACGCGGTGACCGGCCAGCTCTGCGGTATCCCGACGGTCGGGGTGCCCGGAGCTCAGTCGTGGCAGCCGCATTTCCGGGAGCCGTTTCTCGGCTACCGGCGGGTGTTCATCTTCGCGGACGGGGACGACCCCGGCCGCAAGTTCGCGGAGTCGATCGCTAAGACGCTCCCGAACGCGACGGTGATTCCTATGCCCGACGGGGAGGACGTCAATTCGATAGTCGTCGGCCAGGGGGTCGACGCGTTAACAGGAAGGTTAGGAGAGTGAAGGGTTTTCCGATTTTCTCGGACGATCTGTTAGATCCGAACATCATTCACGACTTTGTCGCGGAGGAATTGGACGAGGAGGAACTGTGACAGAATCCATTCTGCAAGAGGCACAACGGCTCATCCACGGTGAGCGGAACAAGAACTACGGCCACCCGCGGGAGAACTTCGCGGACATCGCCGTGTTGTTCACGGCGTACCTCGACAAGGAGATCGATGAGATCGATGTCGCGAACCTGATGATCCTGGTCAAGGTCGCTCGGGTGAAGGGCACCGGGTATCACCGGGACTCTTACACCGACATCGCCGGGTACGCCGGCTGCGTCGAGCGGATCTACGAGGAACCGGTCGAGAAGTTCGGATACGAGACCCAAGTCTATGACGAAGAACTGGCTGATTGGGAGAAGGATCTTCTGGCTGCGGCCAAAGAGGACTTCCCTAAGACGATGGTCTACTACTCACTGGTAGATGTCCCAGAGGAGATCGTGGTCTACGACCGCGACGGTGTCGCGTGGGGATCTGAGAGACACACCGGAGCTACAAGTAACGACGGGTTCGTCCCGTTCTACGTGGAACACCCGACGAAAGGCAGTGCATGAGTAAACGCATTTTCGTTATCCCCGACACCCAACTGCCGTACGACGACCGGAAGGCGTTGAAAGCGGTTATCCGGTGTATCGGGGATCTCCAGCCCGACGAGGTTATCCACATCGGGGATCTGATGGACTACCCACAGCCGTCTCGGTGGAACAAAGGAACCCGAGGGGAGTTCGAGGGCAGCGTCTATGAAGACTCAGAGCAGGCTAAAAGGCGTCTCCTCGCCCCGCTGCGGGACGTTTATGACGGGCCGGTAGGTGTGCATGAGGGGAACCACGACTGCACCTGGACGATCGCTAGAGCGGTCACCCAGCGTGGGTTCGTTCACGTCGATGACTT